ATCGAAATTAACAATGTTGAATCGAGGTTGGAGGTTGCCTTGGCGGGCTTCAAAAAAGATGAGCTCAAAGTCTTTACGGAGTTTGGAAAATTACATGTCCAAGGCACAAAAGAAAAACAGGAGGATGATAGAACGTTTAGACATAGAGGAGTGGCCGCAAGGGACTTCACTAGGGTCTGGACACTCTCAGATGATACCGAAATACGAGGAGTTGAATTCACCGACGGATTGCTCGTGGTTAAACTGGGAAAAGTAGTTCCAGAACATCACGCTAGAAAGGATTTTATCTAGTGCTACATAGGGGGGATTGACAAATGTTGATCCCTCCTTTATAATGTTTATATTACAGCTATAGCTATGGCAAAGAAGAAAGAACCAGTAAACGTAACTCCTCCAGAACCTGCTCAAGGTCTAGTTAAGTCAGAAAGAATTAAAATTATTGTTTTGTTCAATGGTGACAATGTTATCGCAGATCTACAAGAAGCAGTTGACAAAGAATCAGGACAGAGACAGGCATATATTATGAACTTTCCATACAAGGTAGAGTACTCTCAACCTAAACTTGATGGAACAGGCATAGTAGAAGATCCAGAAGTGAGAGTTAATTATTCTCCATGGTGTCCTCTAACACCAGAAACTAAAATTCCTATCAATCATAATATGGTTGTTACTATATTAGAACCAGTACCTAGTCTTCGTGATACATATATTACTAATGTACAGAAGTTAGGTGGTAACGTAGAATGAGTGTAAAACTTTTATTATTAAAATCTGGTGAAGAAGTAATTACAGAGGTAAAAGAAATCTTAGATCCTGATAGTAAGGATCCAATAGGTTTCCATATGCACAAACCATTTAGATTAGATATCGTATCTAATGATGATGAAGGTATTGTAATTAATCAAACAAAAGGTTATCAAGTATCTTGGTTTCCTTGGGCACCTCTAAGTAAAGAGAGAGATTTCTTTTTGCCAGGTCATCATGTTCTAACTGCATACGATCCTTTAGATTCTATTGTTGACCAGTATTTACTGGCAATCAAAGATGAAAATTATGATGAGAACTTCAAACGACATGAAGGAATGGTAGCAGGTGAGTCTGAGGATGAGTTAGATATGGAACAACTCTTTGCTGATGCTGAAAAATTATTGGAGGAGGATGATGCAGACAGCACTAATAATTCTTAAGAGTGGTACACATATAATTACCAAAGCAGAACAACTAGAAGAAGAACCTAGTTGTCATATGCAAGATCCATACATGATTAAGGATGATGGAACGTTGGAACCTTGGCCACGTTACACAAATGATACGGACATCTTGCTTTATTCAGAAACTATTGCTACAATAGTCGAACCTGATGATTCAATCAGGAAAAAGTATGAGACAGTGACTAAATGAGTTTTTACACCAACGTTCAAATGGTTGGGGATAACTTACTTTACCTTGGGTACGAGAATGGACAACGTATTCAACGTAAGTTTAAGTTTTCTCCAACTCTTTTTGTCGTTACTGATAGGAAAACTAAACACAAAACTCTTGATGGTAGGTATGCAAAACCTGTCAAGTTTGATTCTATTAAAGAAGCAAGAGCTTTTGCTGAGAAGTATAAACACATAGAAAATTTCGAGGTTCATGGTTATGACAGGTATCTCTATCAATTCATCTCGAAAGAGTTTCCGAAAGAAGTGGATTACGAGATTAAAAGTCTTAAAATTACATCTCTTGATATTGAGGTGGCATGTGAAAATGGGTTTCCTAACGTGCAGGAATGCTCGGAACCTCTTCTTAGCATTACAGTACAAGACTATATCAACCGTAAGATCAAAGTATGGGGTACCAAACCGTATACAAACAATCGAGATGACGTTGAGTATGTATTGTGTGACGGTGAAGAACATTTGCTCCGTTGTTTCCTTGACTATTGGATTACTAATTTCCCAGATATTCTCACGGGGTGGAATGTAGAACTTTATGACGTACCATATATCTGTGGACGTATGGAAAGATTATTTGGTGAGAAAGAAATGAAGCAGATGTCTCCATGGGGCATCGTGCATAGAGAAGAGATGGAGATAAAAGGTCGTAATCAAATATTGTACAACATGTATGGAATCAATGTTGTTGATTATCTTGACTTGTATAAGAAATTTACTTATACTAACCAAGAATCATATAGACTAGATCATATTGCAAATGTAGAACTTGGTCAAAGAAAACTTGATCACAGTGAGTTTGAAAACTTCAAAGATTTCTATACAAAAGATTGGCAAAAGTTTATTGATTATAATATTATTGACGTGGAACTTGTATCTCGTTTAGAGGACAAGATGAAGTTGATAGAACTTGCTATTGCTCTAGCATATGATGCTAAGGTAAACATCAGAGATGTATATTATCAGGTGAGAATGTGGGACACTATCATCTATAATTTTCTGAAGGATAAGGGTATAGTTGTCCCACCTGCAAAACGATCAGACAAGAACGAAAAGTACGAAGGAGCATATGTCAAAGAACCGATACCAGGACGCTATGATTGGGTGGTTAATTTTGACCTCAATAGTCTGTACCCTCATCTTATTATGCAATATAATATTTCCCCAGAAACCCTCCTTGAAAAAAGGCATCCCAGTGCAACTGTTGATAAACTCCTCGCGAAAGCTGTAGAGATAAATGGTGATTATTGTGTAGCACCTAATGGTGCACAATATCGTAAAGATATACATGGGTTCTTACCTGAGATTATGCAAAAGATATACGATGAACGCACGTTGTATAAGAAAAAAATGCTCAAGGCAAAGGATCAGTATGAAAGAAATCCATCTGCCAAATTAGAGAAGGATATCAGTAAATTTAATAACATCCAAATGGCACGTAAGATTCAATTGAACAGTGCCTATGGTGCTATTGGTAATCAATACTTTAGATATTATAATTTACGTAATGCTGAAGCAATTACCTATGGTGGTCAGTTCAGCATTAGGTGGATTGAAAACAAAATGAACACATACCTTAATAAGGTATTAAAAACTAAAGGAGAAGATTATGTCATTGCTAGTGATACTGATAGTATCTACCTCAATATGGGTCCTCTGGTCGAGACTGTATACAAGGGGAGAGAGAAAACTGATGAGAGCGTTGTTGGGTTCCTTAATAAGGTCAGTGAAATGGAACTTGAGCCTTATATTCAAAGTTCTTACGAAGAACTGGCCGAGTATGTCAGTGCCTATGACCAGAAGATGATCATGAAACGTGAGAACATTGCATCGAGTGGTATCTGGACAGCAAAGAAAAGATATATGCTCAATGTTTGGGACTCAGAAGGTGTAAGATACAACAAACCAAAACTTAAAATGATGGGGATCGAAGCAGTTAAATCTTCGACACCTGCACCATGCAGAAAAGCTATTAAAGATGCCATTAATATTATGATGGATGGCACAGAAAAAGACTTGATAACCTTTATAGATAGATTCAAGGATGAATTCAATTTGTTACCGCCTGAAGACATAGCATTTCCTAGATCAGTCAATGGACTACGCAAATTTAAAGCGTCAGGAACCGTGTATACAAAGGGCACCCCTCTACATGTTCGTGGAACTTTGCTTTATAATTTTTATATCGCAAAGAACAAACTCCAGTACAAGTATCCGTTAGTTCAAGAGGGTGAAAAAATAAAGTATATCTATCTTAGACGACCAAACAAAATCAGTAATGAAAACGTAATCTCTTTCCTTAATACATTCCCTCGTGAACTGGGAGTGGAAGGGCAGATAGATCGTGATGCCCAATTTAAAAAAGCATTTCTCGACCCTTTACGAATCATCACAAATGTGATAGGATGGGAGACAGAGAAAGTATCTAACCTTGAATTTTTATTTGCATGACTTCATCATTTTTAAAAGGAATTGTCAAAGAGATTGACAATGAATACGCAGGTCTTCTATCTGAAGGTGGCGTAGGTGACATTGAATCATTTGTTGATACGGGATCATATATTTTTAATGCTCTTGTTAGTGGTTCAATCTATGGAGGTGTACCCTCTAATAAGATTACTGCACTAGCAGGTGAAAGTGGTACAGGTAAAACATTCTTTGCTATGGGTGTTGTACAAAATTATCTTGCAGAGAACCCTGATGCAGGTGTAGTTTACTTTGAATCAGAAGCTGCTATCACTAAAGATATGATTGATGAACGTGGCATAGATGGTTCACGTATGATCTTAGTTCCTGTTACTACAGTACAAGAGTTTCGGACTCAAGCACTACAAATATTAGACAAATATCTTAAATTAGACATAAAAGATCGCAAACCTATGATGTTTGTGTTAGACTCTTTGGGAATGCTTTCAACATCTAAAGAACTAGCAGACAGTGCCGAGGGTAAAGACACTCGTGACATGACTAGAGCACAAGTTGTTAAAGCAATTTTTAGAATTCTTACATTAAAACTAGGTAAAGCGAATGTCCCATTACTTGTCACAAATCACACCTACGATGTTGTCGGTGCTTACGTCCCAACCAAAGAGATGGGCGGTGGTAGTGGTCTTAAGTACGCTGCTAGTACGATCGTTTACCTCACGAAAAAGAAAGAGAAAGACGGTAAAGATGTCATCGGAAATATTGTCAAAGCTAAGGCAGCAAAGTCTCGTTTAACAAAAGAAAATTCACAAGTAGAAACACGTTTATACTATGATGCTAGGGGTCTTGACAAATATTATGGACTATTAGAATTAGGAGA